TGACCCGATCGGCGATCTCTACGGGAGTTTTGCCGAAAGCATACCACGGCTGTTGTCTCATCAGGTCGGCGAAGGCGTATAAAAACGTCGAGTGCACCAGTTTGTTCTGGGCGGGAATTGTGGTGATGTTGCGCGGATCCGTGGGTTTGCCGTAAGCTTCTTTCTTCACGAACGATGCCACTGGTTTTCCGCTTAAGCCGCCCACGGCGAGCGCTTGCTCCAGAATTGCCCGTTGTGAAGGCCTTCCCTGCTTGGCTACAACATAATCGACGTCGACGGGACGCATCACATGTGGCTCTTTGACTAGTAGTGCGGCGAATTCCGTCATGTGGCCCACGAGGCGTGGCTTTAGTTCCAATTGGGGTGCACGTACGTTTTCCACTCGACCCTCGATGCTCTGGCGATCGTTCGACTCCGTGACAGTGGGTGAGTAAGCTTCTCGTACAAATGGGCTCATGAAAGGTACCATGGACGGCTTGGCCTCGGGCTCATAATGATGCGGATTAAATTGGAAATTGCCGTCACCCACTCGCACGCTGAAAGTGGTGGCGTTGGCGTCGCTGGCTCCGCTGCGGTGGAAGGCCGTCAACACCGTGGCTGGGCTCATGTCGTCCTTATTGGTGGTGGTTTTGACCTGTGCCACACTGAGCTCAACCTTATGCAATTTCGATTGGAGTGCTAGGGATGTGTCGACTTCAGCGCTGACAGTGGCATTGATTGGGGTTCCTGCAATGCCAGTGGACTGCACAAGTCCCTCAGGTTGTCGACTCTGGATACGCACAAATTGGCCAAACTTGCTTTTCCCAGCAAGTGGCTCTAATCGCTTCAGCGTGAGGCCTTCAATGATCCATCTCAAACTCAGTCCAAAGCACGACATAGTGCAAATGGGAGTGAATAATATCATCTGGTGGTCCTGATCTTGCTGTTTGCGGTCTACGTTGTAGGCGGCGCACCGCTTCCAATAGGCGGGTACTATCCTCAAGAGTTTTCCGACTGGGCCTAACCACCACGGGGTGTTCGGCCAACTCTCGATGAGCAACGTATCACAACCATAATCCCACAATCCGTGGTTGTACGTCGCTCCACCGGTAACCATGTACTGAATCTCGCCGGTCTCAGTAACATGGTAACTATACTCACTAGTGCTGCGTGCAGCTGCAGAGGGAACGAAACTGTAAATGGCTACTCCGGCGTCGTGTTCTGCCAGAAACTTTGGCATATCCACGTAGTAGTCCACGTCAATCATAACGTAAAACTCTGCATCATCGTCTAACTCGCGTTCGGCTACGAGCATGTCTTTTGCCCAGTAATGCTGGCGTGATCCGGCCCGCCCGAGCTTTTGATCAGCATGTGATTGCTGGTAAAAGTACGGCTCGAGTCCTAGGCCCGCGGCCATCCATACGAACTGGGTAGACGCTGAGCTGCGATCGGCAGCAGATTTGGGGTGTGTGTGTCCTTTGGCCTGCGTCGACTTAATAGGTGGTATATTATTGAAAGCCGAGCGGACGTATTGGGGCTTTTGCTTGGACAGCCTCGTTCTGTAGCGCACTAAGCGAGTGGCGATGATCGGGGCGGCAGCATAGCCTGTGGCGAACGCCAACATCGCACCGGCAAGTCCAAGGAGCCACGCAAGCGGCGGGCGAGTGGATTTGACGGGCGTGGGGGCGGTGGCGGGCACGAGGCCCTGGGCCATGAAAGCGGACATGAGATTATCAGACATCACGACGATGAAAT